GCATCATATTAAACCTAAAGAATTAAATGGATCCAATAGATCCTTTAACCGTGTTTTTCTTTGCCCTAACTGCCATAGTAATGTTTATATACCAGAATCAACTACTGGTAATCACGCTATCAAAACTGAAAACTCTATAATTATACTAGAAATACTTAATTCTACTACAGGTAAAATTTTGAAAACTATAGATACTAAAGGAAATGAGATCTATAGCAAAATGAAAAATAATTAAGGAGGTTATATGTTTCAAAGTAATGTATCACTTAGAAAATCAGGCGAAAAAATTGATTATACTCAAGATACGATTAATGAAATGGTTAAATGTAAAACTGATATAGTATATTTTGCAGAACAGTATGTTTATATAATTCATCCTGATAGAGGTAAAGAAAAAATAACATTATATGATTGGCAACGAAAAGTATTAAAAGCGTGTGTTGAAACCCCAGACAATAAAAAACACTTAATAATTCGCGTACCGAGGCAACAAGGCAAATGTGTTCAAGCAGATACTATAATTAAAATTCGTAATAAGAATACTGGTGAATTTAAAAATATAAAAATTATTGATTTGTTAAAATAAAATAATTAAATAAAGATGATAAAATGGGAAGAATGTTTATATAATTATATAAATACTCTTAAATATGGAGGATTTATATGGCATTGAAGTTTAAGTGTAATTATTGTGAAGTTCAACTAAGTAAAAGTAGATTGTTTGTACATGTAAAAAAGTTTCATCCAGAAAAAATTAATTATAATTATAAATGTCAAATATGTGAAAAAGAGTTTCAAGATTTGCGGGCTATATTGGTGCATGTTACTAGAAATCATACGAATGAAATAAGTACAAAAGAATATTATAATAAGTATATTTATGGAACATTAAGGTGTAAATTTTGTAACGAAATACTTCCATATGAAAGATATTCTGGTAATTTTTGTAATGCTTTACACTATACATCATATATTAGACAAAGAAATGGATTAGTGAATAGCACTTGTAAAATATGTGGACTTGGATTTAAAAATGATGGTGGATTACAACATCATTTAAATAAGGTACATCATTATAATTTAGATAGTTTAGAGGAGTATTATAAGAAATATATTTGGAAAGAATGTGAATCTGATGGTAATTGTAAGTGGTGTGGAAAAAAATTAAAGTGGATATCTTTTACTGAAGGATATCAAGATTTTTGTTATAATACTGATTGTAATGTTAGATGGTATAATCAAAATACTGATAGAAAAGAAAAAGCTGCAATTACGAATTCTAAAACGATGATATATCATCCAGAAAAAAATCATTTACGTAAAGAATATTGGATGAAAAAAGGGTATTCAGAAAAAGAATCAGTAGATAAAGTTCGAGAAAGACAGTCTACATTTACTAAAGAAAAGTGTATTGAGAAGTATGGTGAGGTTGAAGGACTTAAAAAATGGCAAGAAAGACAAGATAAATGGCAAAATACATTAAATAATAAACCTATTGAAGAAAGAGAAAGAATTAATAGAGCTAAATTAAGTTGTCAAGGATTTTCAAGAGTATCACAGAAGTTATTTTGGGATGTTTATAATAAGTATCCAGACAAAGAATTTCATTTTTATTTTGCTGAAAATGGAACGAAAAATCAAAATAACGAATATGCATTATTAACTAAAAATAATAGTTGGAGATTTCTAGACTTTTATTCACCGGAATGTAATAAATTAATTGAATTTGATGGAGACTATTGGCATGGTGATAAACAAGGTAATAAAGAACGAGATAGAATAAGAGAAGAAGAAATTAAAGAATCATTACCTAATATTCAAATATATCACGTTAAAGAATGTGAATATCGAAAAAATATTATAAAAACTGTTAATGACTGTTTGGAGTTTTTAAATGATAAAAAAGATTGAGATTGTAAATGATAAGTTTCTTGAATCGTTTGAAGTAAGTGATTGGGAAGTTGAAACAGAAGACGGTTGGAAAGATATAAATTATATTCATAAAACTATTAAGTTTGATGTGTGGCATTTGAAAACTAAAAGTTTTAGTTTAAAGTGTGCAGATGATCATATTGTAATGGTAGATGGTTTTAAGAAAAAGTATGTGAAAGATTTAACTAAAAATGATAAAGTTATTACAAAAAAAGGATTGGAGAAAGTTAATTTTGTTAAAAAGTTAAAAGTGAATCCGGAGGAAATGTACGATATAACAGTAGACTCAGATAATCATACTTTATATACAAATGGAATATTATCTCATAATACTACAGTATTTACAATTTATTTATTATGGTATGCTTTATTTAACAAAGATAAAACTGTAGCTATAACTTCACATAAGTTAGACTCATCAAAAGACATATTGAAAAGGATTAAGTTATCAATACAAATGTTACCTAGATGGTTACAACAAGGAATTATTGAAGGTGGATGGAATAAAACTTCTGTTATTTTTGAAAATGGATCAAGATTAATAGCTGCACCAACTTCACCAGAATCATTAACATCAATGACAATTAACTTATTATTTTTGGATGAGTTTGCTAAGGTTCCACAACATATAGCAGAAGAGTTTATTACGTCTACATATCCTGTTATTACTGCTGGTGAAACAACTAAAATTATAATCTGCAGCTCGCCGAAAGGAATGAATTTATTCTATGAATTTTGGATGAAAGCAGTCAGAAAAGAACAAACAAATAACTTTTATCCGATTAGTGTAGGATGGTGGGAAAATCCAGAAAGAACAGAAAAGTGGAAGAAATCAACATTAGCTGATATAGGACCTGTTAGATTTGCACAAGAATATTTGTGTAAGTTTTTAGGTTCATCATCAACATTAATTGACTCTGATATATTAGAACGTATTGAATTAAAAGATCCAGTAACATCTAAATGGACTGGTTTATTTAGAATATATGAGCCACCAGTTCCAGGGGCTGAATATGTTTTAGGTGTAGACTCTGCTAAGGGTACTGGTAAAGATTATTCTGTTATTCAAGTATTAAGAATTATTAATGTACACGATTTGAGACAAGTAGCAATATATAGAAATAATTTAATAAGACCGCACGAATTTTCACAAGTAGTAGTATCAATAGTTCAGTTTTATAATAATGCTAATTTAATGGTTGAAAATAATGATATTGGGCAGTCTGTGTGTGATACGATATGGTATGAACTGGAATGTGAGAATTTAATTAATTTAGATAATAAAGGATTAGGTGTTAGAAGTACTAAGAAGTCTAAGTTACGCGCAAATATGTTGTTAAAAGAGTATATGGAAAAAAATATGTTGCAGATTTGTGATGAAAAGACTTTATATGAATTAAGTAGATATGAGGAAATAACACCTAATGTATTTGCTGCGGGAAAGCATGTAAACGATGATTGTGTAACTTCGCTGTTATGGGCGTTGTTTTATATCACTACGGATGATTATGATGGGAAAAGTGAAGATATAACAAATATAACAGATGAGTATAATGTAGGTAGAGGTAATTGGGATGAAAAGGATGTAGAAGTTAATAATGATAAGAAGGATATAGATGGTTCTGGTGGAGAAGGAGATCCTAATTGGCAACCATCAGCGATTTTTGTATGATTTTTTATAAATACAATTAAGAAGTAATATAAATAATGAGGTATGGAGAATAGTATAATATGAGAACTTCTAGAAAGCCTAATGCTGGATTAGCTATATATTCTAAGCCAGAGGAATTGATTTCTATTAAAGAGGTTGAAGTTCAAGAAAATAAAGAAGTTATTGAAGATTCTAAAGTTATACCTATTGTGGAATTGAAACCGGTTGAATTTAATAAGAAAAGAAGTAAAAGAAATAAGTTTTATGATGATTAATAGAAAATTAATACTTGGAGGAAATAATGGCAAGAGTATTTAAAGCTCCTGGAATAAAAAGAGAAGAAATTGATTTATCTGAAATACTAGTTCCAAACGGCATTTCAAATGGGGGCATAGTAATCAGAGCTAAAAGAGGTCCAGTAAATAGACCAGTTTATATCTCCAATGATAAGGAATTTGTAGAAACATTTGGCGAACCAATTTATACTTCAGGAACAGATATTACATCAACTAACGGAAAACTAATCCCTGAATATGGTTATGGTGCTTATGCTGCTTTGGAATTTTTAAAAGAATCAAGTTCATTATATGTAGTTAGAGACTATACTACAACTGCTGATACATATGCGTTTGCAAGTTTTGATAGTAGTTTAAATTATACTAATCAAAGCGTTGGTGTTTCTGGTGATAAATTTGCTAGAGGAAATAGATTAGATACATCTGAATATATTAGTATAATTGATGATTATGCTGGTGTAGGTGGAACAGGAGCAAGTAAAGTTATTGTTTCTTATGTTGGTCCTGGTGTAGATGGTAATAGTATTGCTGTTACTATTGAACCTTTTAGTTTGTCTGCTGATTGGAAATTTGCGTATGATAATTATCCTTCTTCAGCTAATGCAGCTTCAGCTTCTTCATTATATGATAGTGAAATTGAAAAATGGTATCCAACAGCAAGTCAAGTGTTTAAACTTAATGTTTATACAAAATCTACTGATAAAAATTGGGAAGACTATTTTAGAACGCAAACAGAAAGAAGTTCAGGAACACTTTATATTTCACCAACAGAATCATTTTATGGTTCTCTTAATGAAGATCTTAAAGACGAAAATAATAACGATCTTTTTATTGAAAATATCGTTAACGGCGTTTCAAAATACATTTATATAAAGAAAGGAGTTTCACTGGCAGCTAATCATTTTCCATATGTTAATAGTGCTGGTGAAAATACATTATTGCCAGATTTAGAAGATACTAACGGTGATACTTATGTAAAATATGATATAACCGTTTCAGGTACTTCAACTAATAGACTGGCTATTTTATCAGGTGGAGCAAGTAATCAAAATAATGGTCTTTCTGATACTGACGGCTGGGTAATTTTTGAAGATAGAGAAAACGCTAATGTTAATATTTTAATTGGTACTACATATAATACAACGGTAAAACAAGAAATAGCAAGAATCGCATCAGTTCGTGCTGACTGTATTGCTGTTGTACCAGCGGGTCAATTAAATAATGACTCTGTTACTGATGTTAAAGCTACTGAAGAATACGGTTATAGAAGTCCTTCTTATGTTGCTATCTATGCAGGATTTTCAAAAGTATACGATAAGTACAACGATAAGTATCTATATATACCTAATTCAATTTTCGGTGCTGCTTTAATGGCAAGAGTTGATAATATTGCTAATCCTTGGGATGCTCCTGCCGGTACTACTAGAGGAGTTTTACCTGTAGTAGATCAAAGAAAAATATGGACAGAAACAGAAATTGGCGATCTATACGAATTTAATATTAATGTACCAAAACTTGTCAGAGGTTATGGACATATTATGTGGGGAAATAAGACATCCCAGTTAAAAAAATCTGCACTTGATAGAATTAATGTAAGAAGATGTTTACTGTATATAGAAAATAATGTTGAAACAGCATTATTACCTTTCTTGTTTGAAAATAATACCGCTAGAACAAGATTACGTGTGTTTAGTGTGGTAGATTCATTTTTATCATCCGTACAAGCAGCTGGTGGATTGACTTCTTTTAAGGTGATCTGTGACGAGACAAATAACACTTCATTAGTTATAGATTCTAATCAATTGAATGTTGCCCTGTACGTAGCAATTGTAAAAACGATCGAATTTATAAAATTGACAACTGTTATAACACGCACTGGTATTAGTTTTGAGGAAGTACAATTAACAACGGCTTGATAAATAATGAAAGCATTGAATAGATTTTATGTTTATATTTATGTAGATGTTGATAATCTTCCTGTTTATGTTGGTAAAGGAACAGGAAGAAGATTATATGATCATATAAGATTTGCTAAAAAGAGTAAAAAACGATCACATTTTTTAAATTGGATTAGAAAATATATTAGAGAAACAAATACAAATCCAGAAGTAATAATTTATAAAGATAAAATGACACAAGACGAAGCATTAGAGTTAGAAAATAATTTAATTAATGCAATAGGCAGAAAAGATAAAAAAGAGGGTAAGTTATTAAATCAAACTGATGGCGGTGATGGTGGAAGGGGTAGAATAATAACTGATAAAGAAAGAGAATGGAGAAGGGAATTTTCAAAGACATTGTGGAACGATGAAAGAAGAAAAAGTTTTTCTGAATCACAAAAAGGTAAAATAATATCAGAAGAAACAAGACAAAAATTAAGTAAAGCAAGTGCTGGTAAAAAACTGTCAGAAGAAACAAAAAATAAAATCAGTATAGCATTAACAGGATTAATGTGTGGTGAAAAAAACTCAATGTTTGGAAAAAAACACAATGATGAAACAAAAAAGTTAATAGGTTATAAATCTAAACAAAATTGGGAAAGTGAAGATTTTCGTAATAATATGTCTTCTAGAAAAGGAGAAAATAATAGTAATTCAAAATATGTTTATAATATAATCATGAATAAAGTTTTATTTGAAAATATATATGATCTTAAAGATTTTTTTAAAGATAATAGTTATAAATATAAGTATCAATCAATTAAAATATTATTTTCAAATAATAAAACAGATTCAATTAAATACAAAGATATTATAATATTTAGAAAAAGATATAAGGAGAGAGAAAATGTCTAATTTCACAATAGAAGGACGTCTTCGTGGATTAAAAGATATTCAACGTACTTGGATGTTTGAGCTCTTGATCCCTGATATAACTGATGTAACCGGCGGTGTAATTCAGGACGTAGAGGATTTAATAGTACGTTGTAGAACAGCTGTTATTCCCGCTAGAGGTACTGAAGGAATTCAAAGTAGTTTTATGGGAATGACGCAATGGTTTCCTAGCAAACCTACATTTACACAGACATTTGATGTAACGATAGAGGAAACTGAAGATCAGATAGTTCATAAGGCATTAACAGCATGGTCTGATATACTTTTTAATACGGATCCAACTGCAGCTAATGGTGGTTCGTCAACAAGACCTTTAAAGAGAGATATGGCGAAGGATATATATTTGATTATGTATAAGTATAATCAGGATGAAATGGAAAAGAAAATTAGGTTTTATAATGCATATCCTGAAAATGTTGGTGATGTAACGTTGGATTATACTGATAATGCATCAGTTAAATTTTCCGTTTCGTTTCGTTATGATTTCTGGCGTTTAGTTTAATATTATCTTCAAAAAATACTTCTATAAATACTGTAGAGGATCTAGATCCTCTACAGTTTTCTACATATAAAATAAAGTCAGGTAAAAATGCCAAATGGGATTAATGCGTTAGAGTTAAGAAAATTTTTTAGGTCACCTGAGACTACGTTTGGGAAGTCAATACAAAGGAATTGGCAGTTTAATGCTATGTTTATATTTAATCCATTAATGGGATTAAGCAGATTAGATGTAGCTCCTGAGATTCAGCCGTTTCATATATTGGATATAACAATACCAACATATGAGTTTGAGAAGGTAGTAATGATGTATGGACAGGTACCAAAGAGTATGCCTGTATTAAAGTTTGAGGGGTTTAATATAGATGTAGTAATGGAAGAGGATGAAAAGGCATCTGTGGAGTATTTTATTAATTGGAATCAGAGGAATATTATTAATAAGGATGGTTTATATAATGCGCCAGACGATGCCAAGATAACAGCTTTAATTGTTGAGATACAGGATAAGACAGGAGATCCAGTTATATATTATATTTTTCATGATTTATATTATTTAGCAGCTACACCAGCGGCTTATTCATATCAAACTAGTGAAAGTATTAAAAGAACAGTAACATTTGGAGTTGATAGAGTTACTGAATATTTTACCAAGCAGAATTTAATATCTAAGACTAGTAGTTTATTTAGTTCAATAAGAAAACGTTGATTTTGAAAAAGTATTAAAATTGATAAAGTATAGTAATTTTCTTTAATATAAATAAAAATATATGAAAGTACAACGAACCGAAAGACATATAAT